TGTCTGAGTAGTTAATTGTATATGCCATTATTCGTTAAACCCCGATAAACTTTGTACACGCACAGTATAATCAATTTGAATAAGTCTATTCAAACTCTTTTGTACTGGGTGGAAAATTACATGTGTTAACAGTCTACCTTGTCCTGATGGTAGGTAACTTACTAATCCTAATTCATCAAATACATATAAACTATTAGCGTTAGTTGCGTTATCAACAGCGTCTTGTCCACTAGGTTCACCGTAATCAAGTAAACAACTAACAACAATATCTGTGTAGTTAGTACCACTTACGTGTCTTGATTCAATTTTGTTTCTTGCAGGATCAGTGTTATTAACACTTCTGTCATCAACAACTTTAATGAATGTTTGGTTATAAAGACTAGCATTAGTACCTGTACTGTTAGGTGTTAGGTATGTAATAATTCCAGTAGGGTCAATACTAGTTCCTCCGTTGCCAAACGCCATTTGATAAATGGTACCTTGTCCTGCATTAGCTAAACTTTCTGCAAGTGAAATACTCATATTTTCATAGTGGATAGCATTACGTTTATCGACTATAACTTCGCCCGTTTCAGGGTTAGAAATTTTAATATGTCCTTGGAGCATTACTCCGTTCTCTTCTTTTATGTTATCAATCATACCTTTTTCCTATACTGTATTTATTTGGGTAGCTCCACCTTTTCCGCCTTAAAGAAACGTGCTACTAAACTTTCCGCATCATTAAGTGAAATTCCTGGATCTGTCCAGCGTTTTCCTTGTCTTCTGACAACTTTTACCTTCGCGTTCACTGCTGGTGTATTTAACAGAGTTACGTTTGCTGTTGTACCATCTATTGAAAACTCTGCTAGTGCTGTTTGATCAGCTTCAGGAGAGTCTTGATCTAGTGCAGGATTAAACAGTTGAATTGCATTTTTACGCAATCTTTTACCTGCAACAAACACTTCAAACTCATTTATACTTGTAGGAGTAAATGATAATGGAAATACTGCTGTTGATCCGTCACCTATTTGTTCGTCTACAATAGTTTGATCCATATAAGGTGCTGTTTGTGTTGGTCCTTGGTTGTATATATCACTTCCTGATTCATGCACACTAGGAACACCTGTACCTAATGTACCTCTTTGTATTTGACGTAATACATTACCTTGCTTAATTAAATATTCAATACGTTCACCGTTGATAAACAAAATACCTGGAATACTGCTGTTCTTATCAGGTTGACTTAAATTACTTGCATCATCTAAGAATATTTCTTTATCAAACGTTGCTAAATCTTTTGCAAGTTTAAGTGGTGCAACATCTCCAAGTCTTTTGTAAATATTTCTATTTAAAATATCTTTAAACTGACTAAATCCAAACTTAGGTGTAACTTCGCCAGTAGCACTAAATTGTATAACTTCAACTACATCATTATCTACAAATGATCCGTTATACTTAACAAAGTTCTTGTCGTCTGTTAACTTATAATCAACACTTGGCGTTTGTAATATACCGTTAACTATTACCCAAACATATTGTGCATCAATTGCAGGATACCTTAGTTTAACTAATCCTGCTTTAATATGATTGAACTGTATGTGGTCTTCGGTGCCAACTGAGATAGTAGATCTAGTAACAATATCAAAGTTTTGTCTTTCAAAGTCCATACTATCATGTTTATTAAATGTGTATACTGTAAGTTTTTCGCCGTCTATAGGTGCTGTAGTTAACTGTAAATTTGCTCCGCTGTCAACCCAAGTATTCTGATTGTTGATAATTTGTATATCACCAAATGCATATTCGCCATCTGTTTTTAGATATACTTCTAATACATCGCCGTCAACACCAATCCCTGGTTCAAGTATAACACTACTGTTTGCAGGACGAATATTATATTCAACTGCAATAGTAAGTTCTACACCATTAAGCAATACTAATAAGTCTGAGTTATCAAAACTACCAATTGGTGTTTGCCATATTTCTAAATAGTATTCTCTTGCTAGTGCTGTTACTGCAAACTGTTGATTGTATCCAGGATTTAAAATTTTATTACCTTGCTTAACAATTACATTATGACTGTTTGGTAATGCACTGTACGGAGTTTTTGCTAGTGCAAATATTTTAGTACTTCCGTCACCTACAAATTCTGTTGTTTCAATTTTACTAAAACTATCAACTGCTGTATAAATTGCATAGTTAATTACGCTGTTGTCTGGTGGCGCCTTACCAAATACAATCATTGCTTTTGGATCTTTGTCTGTACTATCACCGCTAGATGTTAGTACTGATTCAACTGGTTCTCCGTTAACTGTTGCATAATAGTCTAACTTTTTATCATAGTGTATTTTAGTAATATATGCATTTGTGCTTCCATCACCTTTAAATTCATTTTGCTCTAAGGAATTCTTACCATTGCCACTAATTGATAAAATGTTTACATCTTGATTAATATTAGGTACTGTATTAAAAGTAACTGTTTTAGTTCTATAATCAACAGTATATAAAGACTGTGCTTGAATTGTATCATTAAGTTTAACAATTAAGCCTTCTTTGTTTTGTGGTTGAATGCCAAAGTTATAAGATCCTATTACACCATCTGTTCTGTAAGAGTTGCTTGACAATATACTACCACCATCTTTTGGTCTATGGAACACTCTAATGTTAACAGTATCTAATACTTGTCCTGGAACTTGCTCTTCAGGACCTTTACTTGTTGTTGGAGAAACAAAGTCATCACCATCGATAATAATTTCTTCGGGGTTAATACCTCTTGCTGTACTAAATGCTAAATCGCCTCCAGTTAGTACAGTATCATATGATCTTGGATCTGGTAAAAATGCTCCGTCGGAAGTAGTTTTTCTAAATACAAGTATATCTCCTGATCCAGTTGGAATATTTTCTTCATCAAATACAATTATACTACTTGCTAAATCTCCAGCATCATCAAACAATGCAACACCAGTTTGTCCTGCACCTGTAATACTTGTCATCTTAGCATTTACATTTTTTTGGTCTGCTGTCACGTAATTAGGATCATCAATTCTTATACCGTTTTTGTAAATATTATAAACTATTCCTGATACTAATGGACTAGCAAAGTTTAATACTCGCGTACTATCATCACCAATTTGGAAAATTTCATCTTCAAATGTAGTATCAAATGTATCGTAAGTTGTTGTAAACCATTCATCTGAATCCCAACCACTACCTGTACCAAAGTCAAAACTGCTAACTTCTACTCCGCCGTAATCAATACCTTCCATTAACTGTCCAAGATCGTTTCCGTACATTCCTGTAGTTACGTTATAGTATAAATTAATTCTATCTTGTGCTTGCAATAGCTCTGGTGCTTTGTTATATTTTACAACAACTGTTTTATTTACTGCAAGTGCATTAGTGAATGCAATACGTCCTACACTTCTTGTATAACCTTTAGTAGTATCTTGAACATTACTAAACTTATATTCACTACGCAATGATTCTAATCCGTCAACTGTGACTGTAATTTCTGTTGACTTTAACTGCATTGGCCATTTTAGATTAAATATTTGTTGATCTATAGTTGAAGTAAATGTTTCAGTTTCAGCCAGTGTTTGAAATAAGTATGTTCCTGTAACTCTATCAAATTTACATCTAATGTGTGCAGATCTTGCTTTACCTTTACCAAGAACAGGACTTAGTCTAGTAACTGTTCCAGTATCTCCAAATGATCCTATAATTTGTACAGTAGGGCTTGTTAAATAACCACTGCCTGTATTTGTAACTTTAACACTTGTTACTTTACCAGATGTACCAACAAATGCTTCTGCTGTTGCCCCTGTGCCGCCACCGCCGGTAATAATAATCTTAGGAGGAGTAGTATAACCACTTCCTGCATCTGCAATGTTAAACGATACAACTTCAAAACCTACAGTATCAATCCAATGTTTGCCTGGATATGTTAAAACGTTTGCATCACCTACTGAAATTTTTCCATTAACAATTTTAACATCTTGTGGTATAATTTTTCCTTCTTGATCACTATAGAACGGTGAAAGATCAAAGTCTGTTATAACATTACTTGCTGGATCAACTTTTTCATAAGAACTTAAATATTCTCTAATCTTAGTTTTGTAAGGTTTCATTTCTTCAACATACTGTTGATAACTAGGCAAGTTATCATTTTGGAATGTAACTTTTTGTGTTAGCTCACCAATATTATGTTTTGCTTTTACGAAACTTGTTTTAAATACCCAGTCAACATTAGGTTGCTCTGAAAATACATAGCGTATACCTGCAAAGAATAACTCATTCCAATGAACTGCAAGATTATCTACAAAAATATCTGATTTTAAAATTTCAAGTATTTTTCTAAATTCTGTATTTGGTTCTGTATCATAAAATATTTTATCAAAACTTGCGCCATCAAATGCTGTGTTACTTGAATTAACATCGTAAAGACTATTTTTAAATACAATGGTTCCGTTTTCTCTACCAATTGTTTGATAACTTAACGTATAGTCTTGTGCATCTGTATTACTAATTTTTCTTAGTAATAACCAACCGCCTGTTCCAACATTATTAATTTTAATAACATCATCAATTTGATCATCGAGTGCATAAATTTGATAACTAGAATCAATAGTATGATTTACAAATGTAAATTGATTGTATCCCGATAAGTACCAGTCTATATAATTCCAGTATAAATTAACATCATAACTTTGTGTTAATGTTCTTAAATATTCTGTGCCATTCCATTGGTATATACTCCACTTACTACCAATAGTTTCGTCGCTCTTAACAAGAACTGCAAATTTTCTAACAGTAATTAATACATTACTTGTATAATCTCTGCCGCCATTAACAATATTAACAGCTGATATTGCTCCATTAGCATCAAGTGTAAATTCTAATACTGCACCAGAGCCTTCTGTATCTGTAATTTTATGCGTAGGCACATTAATGTACCCTGTACCTGCATCATTAATTAACACATTAATAATAACGCCGTTTTCAACTTCTAATGTTAGGCTAGCAGGTTTAACTCTAGCAACACTAACAAATCCTATCTCAGCATAACTGTCAGATGTTGTATCATATAATCCTGTTGCTATAGTAGGTCGAGGATCAAATCCAGTTAATTTAGTTAAATTAAAATCATCAACAATTAAATGCTTGCTTAGTGTATTGTTTGTTCTTTCAATAAACTGTTTACGTGCTTCTGTTCTATTAACAAACCAACTTTGTCTTGGGTCATTTAACGCACCGTACTTCTCTTTAGTTGGCAAATTAATATCTGGTACTGGTCTGTCATTCTTGTCAAACCCAACTAAACTATCAAACCATTTTTGTTCAATTTCAGCATTAGGCACACTTGACTCTAACCCATCAGTAACTAATTGATACTGAAGGTGTGTAGGTTGTTGTTGGTTTTCAATTGTCCACCAGTTAAAGCTAATTGCAGTATCTCTGTCGTTAACAAATGCTTGACAATTATGTAACGCATATCTATTAGATCCTAACATAGCAACAAATTTATATCCTAATCCTGCTGGATCTGAAATTAGTCTAGATACATTAGATGCACTTATTGATCTATTCTCTACATTTGGTTTTGTTGCTTTGTTTAATACCCAATAGTAATAATATGTTGTAAATGTTTGAGATATTTCGTCAAACTTTCTTCTAACACTGTATGCTCCGTCGCCGTATAATGTAGTTCCGCTAATGCCTTGATCAAGAGCCGCTGTAGATCCTGTTTCAGCGTCCCATGCACTTGGTAATAAAGTAGATTCTACCCATTCATAAACATTAACTGTTGTTCCTGGAAAAAGTTTATTAAATGTTGCTGATGCTTCTGTAATATCGCCTTGATGATGATTAATAAACTTAGCACTATCAATATCCCACCATAACTTACCAATCCATTTATCGCTGGTGTAGTCTGAATTTGCAGTTATTGTAGAAGCTGTTGTAGTGTTTGAATATCTTGCTGGGTCATAGCTTGTTTTAAAAGTAATTTCTTGTTCTGCTGGTCCTGCTATTTTTCCTTGTATCGGATCAATGTAATCTAGATATGTAAGTAAGCTATTAGTATTTACATCATATAAGTATACACCTTTAAACTTACTAGTATCTGCTGGAAGTATTGGCGATCTTGTAATTGACCAAGATGCTGTGTTTATTGGTTTTCTGTACTCAGCAACTAAGCCTTTATCAATTACACTACTATTTGGTACTTGCTGTTTTGGTAATCCAATGTAAACATGGTTATTATTTACAAGCATCCTACTACCAAAATCTTGTGTATCTAAATCATATCCAAAGTCTTGACTGTACAGTAGCGTATTATTAACTGTTTCGTATAAACTTACAACACCGCTTCCTCTATCAGTAACTTTAAATGATGTTGAAGCATTATCTAATGAAGTAGTATTAGAGTCAAATGTTGTTGCTGTGACAATATCTCCGCCTCTTGATGTAACTGCAAGTGTATTACCATCAAAATCTAATTTAAAACCAAACTGTGTATTAGGTTGCGTTGTTACCGGTCGAATAGTTTGACTATAACTAAATGTTGTTCCATTTTGTGTATAAATGTAAACTGCACCAGCATTGGATTCTATTTCGCTATTTAATGGAGCGCCAACTGCAATCTTAGTACCGTCATTTGATACTGCAATAGTAGTACCAAAATCTTCAGTTTGATTAAAAGGTTCTAATATTTGCGAATATTCATAATTTGAACTGTTAAGTCTGTATACTACAACTTTTCTATTTGCAATACTACTATCTAATCCTATTACTGCATCTCCAGATTCAATTTCGTACACACTTGTATACATTGAATTGGCAATTAATACTTCTCCGTCTGTACTAACATCAAAATCAGTACCAAATGCTTCTAAGTTTCCTTGATCAAGTGTACTTTCAACTAACGAGAAGTTTGTGTCATTAGGCACATACCCTAGTAAATCTAATCCAGTAGTTTGTGCAGTCCATTGACTAACATTAAACACTCCAGGTATTAAATTAGTATTTGCTTTATATACTGTTTCTCCAAATCTAACATATTCGTTTTCAAAATAAGTTGCTGAAGTTCTAAAGTTTCCTCTATAAGTTTTCTGTACAGATAATGCCCAATCTTCTGTAGAATTTTTATTTATAAAGTATATTCTACCCTGGTTAGCTTCTGTTCCATCACCTTCAGCATGAACATAAAGTTTATAACTAGAAGAATCTGGTTGTACAAATCTTAATTTTGTTCCTAATTTTCTATTGTCAGCACTATTAGGTACTGTAAAATAATTAATAAGACTGTAAGTAACACCTTTCATTTCATAAACTGCAAATGTACCTTGTTCACTTAACCCTGTTCCGTAGCCTTCTGCAACAACAGGAAGATTATATACTCTTGTCCAGTCTAAGTTAATTGATGATGGAGGATTAGCACTATCAGTAATACCTTCAATAGTATTTGAAGAATAAATCCAGTACTCTAACTCTCTTAAATAATTTGTGCCTCCAACAACTACAGGAATATTAACTGTATTATCAATAACCAGTATAGGTCCTGATATAGTATTTTCCATATGTGCTGAATTAATAGGACCAATAGTTCTTACAGTTGAATCGTTTTCAATAAATGTTGCATTTGAATTTGTACCAAAGTCTGATCCTACTGCCCAAGTTCCGTTTCTATTCTTAACATAAATTTTTGCTGTAGCAAATGATCTTTCAATAAATGCAATTTCAGCTCTTGAGTTTGTTGCAGTGTCTGTTAGAATGTCTCCAACATTTGGAATAAACGGATCTCCATTTAAATCAAAGTTTGTTAATCTAACTTCTACATAACCGTTCCATACATCATAAACAGTATGCTCTGTATCATTAATATATGTTGATGTTAAGCCAATAACTGAAGGGTCTTGCACTAATCCATTAACACGAATGTCATTTAACCAAATTCTTGTTTTATCACCTGATGTAATACTGTTTCCGTGTGCTAGTGGTGTTCTAATCCACCACTTGCTATCAAGTACTTGTACGTTACTCTGTCCTTGTGTATGAGAAAGTATACCAAATTCGCTAACTTTTGTTGGTTGTAAAATATTTTGTAACTGTTTAGTGTCTAAAATATTGCTAAAGTAAGGACTGTTAACTACGTTACCTTCTAATGTAATATTTTGTATTACTAAATTTGCATTTTTTTCTGTTAATTCTGATGAAGTAAATGTTGATCCAGCATTAACATACCACCAGCCTGTATGATAATCATCAGTAATTTGAAGTACTTCTTCATATTGTCCAACTAAGATACCATTTGCATATATTGATCCTGATCCTGTAAATGATCCGTTTACATTTTTAATATAAACTTGCATTTCATTTTCATCATTAATTCTTCTATAAGCTAATGTTGCTCTACAAGTATCAGTTGTTATTTCGATACCTGCCGCAGGTACTGATAATGCACTTTGAATGTGTGCAATGTGTTGTACCTTTTCAACAATAGTATGTTGTCCATTAATAAGTGCTTCAGTAATTACGCTACTGTTGTTAAAAGGTAGTGTACCTACTTGATTACTAGTTGTATATTTGTTCCATTTAAGAGTTAATATATCTCCAGGCTTAGTTCCTTCAAACTGTTCTTTTTCAGCTCTAATTAAAATATGATCTGTGTCTGAACTAGTGCCTAATGTATAGTCCCCTCGTACAATATACTCAATATCTGGATAGCTTTGAGTATTACTTACATAATCGTTACCTTTAGCTTGAACATTAGATGAATGATTTTGATATAGTTGTAAAGCGTCAGCTTCTATATTTCTTGCCGCTTTCCACAATTGATCTGAATATAGCACAACATCGTTTTGTACGTAACTAATGTTATTTTGGTAATCACCTTTTAGCTTGCTTTTAACATTTGAAGCATGTGGTGAGCCAATTGCAAGATATTTGCCATCTGGACTCATTGCAACACTTTGACCAAATCCGCCATTTGAATCAAACAAGAATAGTTGTTCATCTATTTGCTGTAAGAATCCAAAGTCTGTATTATCACTAGGTCTTTGAAAAACATAAACACTACCATTTAAGTCTTTAGGTGCAGTAATTGCTATACGGTTATTATTTTTTGCTACACTAACTGCACTACCAAAGTCTTTTTCAGTAGAATCTAGTAGCCCGGCCGCAGTATTAACAATATTAGGTTTTAATTCAAAAACTTGTTTATTCTTTAGAACAATCCACTTACCTGTGTCGTCATCGTCAACCCAAATTGTATTAGTTGCATTGTTATTTCCACTTAGACTAAACAGATTGTTTGGGTCTTTTTTAATACTATCATTAGCTAGTGATAATGTAGAAAGTCTTGCTAATTTAAATTCTGTAATAAATCCATTTACTACTGCATCAGCTTCTGTTGCTTCAATATCTTCGCCTTCAACGGATTCTAGTTTAACAACGTCAAGTTCAATACTATCAACTTTGTAATATCCATTAGTTGCATCTGATACATTATGAATTCCAATAATTTCACCTTTTACAAAGTTGGATTGTTTATCTAAAGTAACTGTAAATATATTTGATTGGCTTTCACTTACTGCTATAATTTTATATTCTGTTGTCTGTGACTTATATACTCCCCATGTTTGTTGAGTTTTATCTGTAGCAGTCCAAATATAACTACCTGAGGAATATAAAGGTTGATCTAAAATAGCGTCATATGATACCAGCGATGCTGTAATGTCCGTAGGATTTACATAACCTGCTGTTTTAGTATAACTGTTATTATCATTAAAGTATTTTGTAGGTAAAGGCTTATGATCATAGTTATCTGGTTTAACATATACACTATTTCTATCTAATCTATAAATTAAACTTGTATCTTGAGGATTAATTGAATCAACTAATTCAATTAGTTGAGGTTCTTGTCTATATCTTGCTTCGTCAAGTATTAAATCAAACTGCTCATCACCTGTTGTTGCTCCGTAACGTCCTACACGTACAGCCCATTCTTCAAAAAATTCTAAACTATCTTTATTAGCACTTCCTAGTTTGTCAAAAAGTTTTGTAAGAACATTTTTTGTGCCTTTGTCTGCAATCGCTCCTTGGTAAAATTTATACTGACTTACATCATCATTAATAATGTTTTCAAGATACTTACGCTTTTGATATCCTGTTAAATGTTGTGCTAGTTTCTGTTGTTCACTGTCAAAATTATCTGAGTCAAGATCGTAAAAGTCTGCAAACTGCCTTGCTTTATAATCAAAATTAGGTAGTAGTTGTTGTTCAGGCTTTTCATTTAATCTTACAAAGTTTGCATTTGTAAATTTTTCTGTTCCGGTTACCTTTTTTGTAGCAACATAATAAAACTGCTTATGTTTTACTAATGCTCCAATTGAGTAATCTTGCCAAGAAGTCCATTCAACTGGTTTTGCATCATCAAAGATAAATCCTGGAATATTATAAGAACCGTTCCATTCATCTGAACGGTAACCTTTAACCTTAATTCTTTCTTGTCTATATCCTTGTGCTCTATTATAAATTACGTCACCAAATACAGTACTGTTATCAATAATAATTGCATGTTCGTGTTGTATTACTGGAATCTTAAGATGATATATTCCATCGTTTGTATTTCTTACAAAAATTCCAAAATCATTTGTATTATCACGCTCGGTTGTTGCAAAATCTGCAAGTAATCTTTTGCCATCTGCTTTTAATAAACTATAATCATAAAAATTATCGTATATGTCATCAACTACAACATAAGGTTTTGTAAATTCAATTTGTCTAGCACTCGGACTTAATGTTAGTATGGTTCCGCTATCCCAAGCCTGTGTGGTCCAGAATAAAAATTCTTTAGCACTTAGTACCCAGTTTTCAACTTCTTCAATGTCTTGGTTAAAGTTATTAAAACTAAATCCTACACGAGTTAAGTATTCTTGATACCCAAGTAATAGATCAACTACCTCTTGTTTTTCTCTAAGCAGTGTACCGTACTGCATTTCTTTTAACTCTTTTTCAAAGTTTGTTCTTATATATGCTGATGCACCGCCTTCTTCAGGTAACTCAGCTAATTTTTGGAAATTATCTTGGTTAAATGCATCGCCTGCTGTATGAGATAGTTTTACTCTATAATACGAATCAGCTATTTCAACAATTTGTCCTGCTTGATATGTTTTTCCTGTTGTCCAGACTAAAAAGTTTTCACTAACACCGCCAACTGTTATTACCCGATCACTATTCTTTGTTCTAACAGGATAATGTTTAAATACTGGATTATCTTTGTCATATCCTTTAACAATATACCCGCCTGGTGCAATTTCAACTATAACACCACTATAAGAATATACATCTAAAGGAATACTTTTAGTTAAGTGTATTTTATAGTTTTCTTCTGGTACAAAAACATTACCTTCATTTGTTGGCGTTCTTGAATCTAATATTAATCTAAATTTAGATTTTTGTGTAAAGCCACCAATTTTAGACCCTAGTTTATTTTCTATTGCTTTTAAATTTTTTGTGTACTCATTAAATCTAAGTGTGTCATTTTCAATTAGGTATCCTTGCATATAGTTTACAATACCTGCTGTAAATACTCTTGATGCATCAGTTGCACTATTTGGAAATACTAATTTGTTTAATTCAATACGTTTACTTGTATCTTTATAGACCAACTGCTCTGCACTATTACGTACAATTCTACTTCTATCAAATGCTAAACCAAAAAACTGTGCTGGTTGATTTAATGCCCAAGATATCATTAAACTAAACGGAAAATGTGAACTTCTGCGCCAAGCAGTTTCTACTGGTCCTTCATCTCCAAATGCAAATTCATTGCCATTTGTATTAGGAATATTACCTACAGCATAACCAGTTGCACTTGGTGCTAATAAGTTTCCATTAGCATCAGTTGGGATATACTTGTAAATATCTTCGTTTTTAAATTTATTTCTGTAAGTTACTTTTGATCCTTCTACACCTCTTACAATACCTTTAGACAAATCTTCCCAAAGTAGTAAGTTACTATTTGTATACGGTGCTGTACCATACTCAGTGTCAAACCAAATTGGCTTTTCTTTAAACCCAAGTACTTCCCACGGATGACTATGAGGTCTATCTGTGTTATAAAAGTCTTTGTATATTGATCTCCAAAAACCAGTTAATGGTTTTCCGTTTGGATCTCCTGCTGATGCATAGTTATATGTAAATCCGTCGCCATTCCTATAAAATGTATTAGATACATAGTCTGGTGTTCCTACAGTTTCTAACCAATTATTAAATTCTGAAATCATTGTTTTAGAAACTTGTCTTCTAGTAAAGCCTGTTGTTCTAGATTTACTAGGAATGTAGTCTACAATATCTAATACATTTTCGTTGTACGGAAGTTTTAAGTTGTTATAAATTCTTTTTTCAAGATCTAACAATAAGTTATCTCTAAAATCTCCAAAACATCTCCACAAAGATCCATCATGACCTTGTAGCATTGGTCTTGCACCTTCATACTCGTTATATGTTTGACTGTCATTAGTAGCATGATTCATTGTGCCGTTTGGCATATAAAATAATGTATTAGTTCCTGCAAATACATGAACGTGTGCTGTACCGTTTCCGCTTGCGGCAAGGTCTGCTTGTTGTGCTGATACTTCATCTGTATACAGAGGATAGTACCAACCTAGTTTATTATAATAGGTTTTATCTGTTTGTGTATCTCTACCGTATACTTTCCAAGGACCTGTTACGTCTGTTGGTGTTTTAATATAAGTATCGTCTAAGAAAATTTCTGGAGTAAACTTAGGATATAGTCCTAACTTTGTAGGTGTAGGTGGCACCCAGCAACCGTCAGTTGACATGTATTCGTAAACATCTAGTACATCTCCAGCTGTTGGAGAATTTAATAATGTTAAAAATCCATCTGTACTAACTGTGTAGTCTTTGCCAAGTACTAGTTGTTTTTCATTTAGGTATGCTAATACTGCTTTCTCAGATAACATTGTAAAGTCAATACCACGTGTTAACGAAAATATTGTTTGGGATTGATCTTCAATGTTATGCTTTACTGATGTTTCGCCGCCGTTGGCTAACATGTCACTAAAGTAAAATGAATCTTTATTAGTTTTATTTGAGTTAAGCTCTGTAAGTACTTTATCAACATGTACTTTATCAAATCCTTCGAATCCTAATTCATTTGATACTTTTAAAAATTCTCTTTTGAACTTAATGTATTCAAATGCCGACCATTTCATTGCTTCAATAGCATCGTAGTCTTTATCTGTTAAATTATATAACGCAAGGTTAACTGGGCCACTATGTTGTACAAATTTTAATCCGTACTGTGATGAATTACCTAAATCACGTAAATTACTAACACCAGGATATGTACCTTTAAATCCAGTTACATTGTCAACAATACTATTAACATGATCTAAAACTTCTCCTAAAGTAAATGTATTAACATTTTCGTTTTGAGGATTCTTTTCAAAGTTAATTGGAAACTCATAATGCCCTAATCCGTTTAGTTTTTTAGCACTAGATGTTGTTTTTAAGACTAGTTTATCGTTTACTACTAAATTTGTGTAAAATGCAACATACGCATATCCGTTGACACGGTTAATAGTATAATCAACTCCATCTCTTTTACGAGTACTGTTTACATAAACTTTGATTTCTAAATCATTTAAATCACCACTATTATTATAAACATCAATAATAAAATTATTAGTTCTATCTGCTACTGTAAACTGATCAACAACAGGCTGTGTAGATTTTTTTGGTGCTTTAGTCCAACCCGATACGTTTGCATACGAAGTTCTGTTAGTATATTGTCTTAGTAATGCTGTGTCCGTACTAACTGTATACACATCTGCTAATTCATCATATTGATAAGTGTCTGATAATAAATTAAAATCAAAAACAATATCACCACTATTTTCAATAGTTCTATAACTTAAAGGAAATCCTAGTTCAGTATCATTAGTTCCTGTACCAACTTTATAACTAAACACTTTGTTACCAGTAAATGTACTTGACTCTAATGTAGACAACTGTGTGCCTGCATCATTGTATAAATCAAACAACGGTTGTTGATTAACTTTTGTTTTGTCTTGTGTTTGTTTCCAAGTAGTTCCGTTGTAGTAAAAGATCTTACCTTTATAATTTGTACCTGATTTTACAAGAACTGTTTCATTTGTTAATGGTGTAGTGTCTGTAGTTTCTTTTAATGCAAGTTGAGTTTGGCCATTTTGGCTAATAAAACTAACTTGATAGATTTTGCCAGAAACAAAACTATCTGGATCTGCTGTAAACAATACACGCATTCCTGACACAAGTTCAACGCCGTCAACAAAGTAACCTGCTTGTCCTTCAATATCTGAAAACACATCTTTAGTAACTGTATCAACTAAATCAACTGCTGTTTTTGCTTCGGTACCAAAATTATAAAGTTTTAGTCCTGCATCAAATTCAATAATTGGTCTTGTAGCTCTGTAGTTTTGATCTAAAACTACAGGAACATTATTAATTTCCGCAATAGTTTCAATAACACTTTTATGTGTCCATTTGTTATAACGTGACCATTGATTACTATCTTTAGATGATCTATTAATAACAATGTAATCTTTTAATATAGCATATGACGTTGCATCATCAAATGGTAACGAACTAAATCCTTGTGCATCAAATTCAGTAGAAATATCAGTTAAGTAATCAGCAGTAATAACTAAATCTTCTTCTGCTATTAGTTTAATAGAGTCGCCGACTCCTTCAACATACCAATTTCCTTTACCGTATTTGGCTGGTGTAATTGTTCCGTAAAACTTTACTTTCATACCATTGGTTAATTCATAACCAGTTTGCATAGTATAAGTTTTTTTACCTATAATTTCATCGCCAACATTTAATTGAGTATTGTCTCTAACATCTTTGATAATAATAAGTCCTGATGCCTCAATATCGTTTCCGTTTGCATAATATAAAGTATCTGGTGATTCTAATCCTACAGTCCAAACAATAATACCTTGTTCTACTTTTTGTTGACTTACACCAACATTATATAAACTTGTGTCGTCATCAATAGTATTAGTAGTTCTAATACTAAAAGGCATATCAATACAATCAATATCAAAGTTATATGTTTGACCTCTGTATAGAGTAATTGTTGGATTGCTTACTTTATTTTCTTTACTAAAGATATAAGAGTTATTATCTATATTGTCTTGGCGCTGTACTGCGAATGTACTAGTAATATTCCTTGCTGTTCCGTAAACTGGAATTTCATTAGGGCCTGCCGGTAACCAGTAGTATTCTCTAAAGTTTACAAACTTGTCCCAATTAACATGTGGGTTCCAAGCATAGTATTCTTGCGAACTATACATACTATGATTATCATTATCTGTATTTCTAATTTTACTACTGTTTACACGATCTCGATAATCACCATAGTAAGTTGTATTACCTAAGTTATCAGTAACGGTAGCAATTGGTTCAAGTTGATAATTTTCTCTGTCTGCACTAACATCAGCAACATAGTTGTCCGTAGCTTTGAATGCTTTTGCATCTCTACGTCCAATATACCCATCAACTTTTTCAATCGATCCTGGCTGAGTTAGCTGATCAATTGTACTACTTAGAAACTTTTTATTTGCTGTTGTTCTAAAATATCTTGGTAGTAAGTCAGCTGTTCTTCTTTTTGCATCCCCGCTTGTTGGGATTGGACTTTCATCTTGTGCCATTAGTATCCATAACCTCCGCCGCCGCCGGAGCTTCCGCTTCCGCCGCTTGATCCTGAACTACTTGAACTACTTGAACTACTCGAACTACTTGAGCTTGTTGTAGTTGTTGTAGTTGTAGTACTTGTTGTCAACGCTTGACTCTTAATTCCAGTATTAATAGTTCCTGTTGATGTAACTACATTTCCTGCCGATTGTATTCTAGATGCTGTAACAGAGTCAATAATTTCAATATCGTCAACTGTTGCATCATTAATAAAAATTTCATTATTTTCTGCTTTAACTTCGTATAAACTTCCAAATCCTTGTGTAGCTTGTTTAGGTACTAATAAAATATTAACAACATCTGGTGCTACTCTATTCATAATGTGTGTTGCAAGTTCGGTAAAATGGAATGAGTCTCCAAAGTCCCAATTTTGTAATGCAAAGAATGAATTAATTGCTCCAATTACTTGTGTTTTTACTTGGTTATTATTAACTACTTCGCCGCTATTTTTTACAATTTTAAATGTTGCTTGCAAATTGTCTTGTGCATGTTTTCCAAACAAAGGCTTGTACTCTACTGAGTGATAAATTACTTCATCACTAATTGATTTATACTGACTAATTTGCTCACCATAATTTTGGAATAATTCGTCTGTACTTGCTGGAAGCGGTTTACTAGCAATTGAACCAGTAATGTAATTTCTAAAGTTAGTATCATATGCTTGAGTAAGCATGTATACATCAATAATATTACTTGCACTTGGATCAATTCTGTTGCCGTCATCTGCACTGTGTACATACTGAAATTTAAGATCTGATCTACCAACGTGTGCTTTATAATCTGCTGTTACTACAAGGACATTATTAGTTAGTACCTTAAAGTTATTGTTATCAATAATATAAAAAGCCTGGCCTGTTGAATACTGACTATATGCTCCAATTTCAGTTTCTGTTGTAACAGTTCTAATTGCAGTTCCTGCATTATAATAATTGTATTTGTTAAATCCCTGATCTGATGATTCTTTCTTTAAGAAAATATATTTTGTAGATGCATTTGTTAAAGGAGCAACTACAGCATCAAAAATATCCGGATCGTCAATACTGCCATCATCATTTAAATCAAAAAAGCTAACTTCAACTTTTTTACTATTAATGTATCCATCTGCGTTTCTAAATGCATTTACAATTTCCCAATTAATATCATTACTAAAAGGTAAAAGGCTGTCAGGCTGAGTATTAAAGTTCATAACTGCAACTTTATCTTTTACTAATTGTCCTGTTTGCGAATCATAAATTTTGTTTTGTCCATCAAAGTAAAAACTAAGTTCTTTATCACTTTCAAAAATATATCTAAGGCCTCTGTTTGTAACTGTATACTTTTCACCATTTGTTTCAAATAGTATTAACCAACTCGAATCAAGTTGATTATTTGTTACATCTCCAGTTTTACCGTTACTAAAAACATCTACTGTGTTTAAGTTTTCGTTAATAATAACACGCCAGTTTCTTGTAACTTGGTCGTATCGTAATCCAAACGTTTTATATGCAAATACTTGATCAATAATTTGTGATCTAACATCTGTTGAAATGTCTTTTACTAGTTTTGGTTTAACTTCTTCTAGTATACTATTTGCAGGTAGTATTTCGTTAAACACAACAGGACCAGTACCAGTTGTAGTACTAACACTTGTACCTGCACCGTCTACGCTTATAACTTTAACCCATTTATAACTACTTGCACCTTTTGCTGTACTGTTACTTGTAAGTTCTCCATCACCTATAAAATAAAATCCAGCTGGTGGTTTAAATTTAAGTAATGCGCCAGCTTCTACATATTTTAATGAACCGCCAGTAAATGTTCCAAGTTGATATGCAACGTCATTTATATTCTTTAATAATCCTGTTGAACTATTAGTTGTCTTTGTTGACTGGGTCCACGTAGCATTAAGATCACTAACAATAATTTTAGCATAGTTTGCAAAGTAAAAATTACTAATTGCTCTGTTTTGTATAATAGGTAATATTGAATTTTCGATTGTACCTTCAATATCTGTTTGAGTAGCAAACGTAAATGAAGTTTTACTTTCGTATGGCTCTCTATAAAGGATACCATCACTACCATATAAATTTGTGCTGGAATATTTTCCAGTAGCATCTTTAAGATCAAAGTATCTACTAATACCACTAGCAACTCTATTTGTTGATTTAACTTTAATAATTTCTTGATTAGTAGTTAGAGGAACAATATTATAATCTTCGCCTGTAACCATTCTATTTTGTGTATAATAAGTTTGCGGAGCATTAGTTCTAATACTAGATGTTGTTTCGCTAGTAGTAGCATTAGTTACTGCTGTTTTAAGTTCTAAACCAACAGTCATTGTTTCTGATGTTCCTGCTTTAGAAACATAAGGGAAACTAATAGTAATATCTGTTAAGTCAGCTGGATTAATACTTAATGTTCTATTAGCACTAGTTCTATAATAAAGTCTAAATCCGCCTTGTGGCAAGTTTCCAAATGTTCCGTCTGCAAATACTAAACTAATCTCATCATTAGATCTTGTTTGTACAACATAAAAGTTTTTAATTTTTTTATTTAAACTATTGTAGATTGCATTGTTTCCTTCAGTTGAACTAACTTTTGTCCAAATATTTGTAGGAATTCCGTTACTGTTTAATTCATAAAGCCAAACATCAGAATCGTTAATATTTTCTGCTTCAATAGAGATTCTTTGATTAGCTGTAGGACTAGAAATATCAAATGCATTAGACTTTAAACTACCTTGTCTAAAGTGCAAGAAATACCCTGAGTTTGAGCTTCCTGATCCTCGGCCATCTTCTCTATATAAAAATGCTAAACTGTTTCCTGGTACTGGATTTTCTTCTGTTATTACATTAAAGTCAGTATCAATTCCAGTTGACACAATTTCAAACTGTGTTGAAGAACCATTAACTGATTTTGAAAACGTATATACAGGAACATCACTACCTACAGATGTAAATCTATATTGCTGTGTAAGTACTCCATTAATTGCTTTAGATATAGCCGGTTTACCAACAGTGCCATTTTGCGGAAGTGCAGAGTTTAATACACGTCTAAATTGTTCTGACCAATTAGCATTACTAGGATCATTCCAAATAATTGTTTGATCTGCTAAGTTAGTGCCGTTACTGTCAATTAAATTTTCTGTAGTACTTACTGTCTCAAATTTAAGTAGTCCATTTGCCGCTTGATTACGCTTAGGATTATATGATAGCATACGAGCTAAACGGAGAACTGATTCTCTACGCTCAGCTAGTTCTAAAAAGTTTTCTCTTGCGTTTAAGTCAACTCTGTAACTGATATTTTGTCCTAAGAACGCAATCATATCAATAAGAGCAAGGTACTCTGATGTATCTACATAGTCGTTAAAATCTTCTGGGTAATTCTGTCTTAGATAGGTAATCATCGCCCGTCTAAGTGTGTCAAAGTCGTAACTACGGAATTCCGCATTACGATAGCTTTGATATACTTTTTGCCAATCTTCTGCAAGTAGCAATCTATTTTGTCTGTCGGTTGATGACATAGGTTATCCTTCTTTATACTCTACTGTATTTATTGAAACCAATAATACTAGTGGTTAATTGTGTCACGATAATCCAACGCTTTTATCAAACTGTAACTTTAATTGTTCACTAATATTATAGTCTAAGTACATTAATGTACATTCTATTTGTAGTCCACTTTCGTACTCTGAAACTTGCACACTTGCGGCTCGAGTTCTTGGATCATAGTTTACAATATTTGTAACATTTGCTGTGATTGCGTCTTTTAGTTGTGCTGTTAACGGCTCATATAAGGCATCCCAAATAATACAACCAAATCTAGGATCAGATAACTTCTCTCCTTGACGAATATTAAGATGATTTAATAAGTTTTGTTTAATTAATGAAATATCAAACTGTTGAAAGGAATTATTTTCCGGATTAACAGTACTAAACCCTCTGTATGCTTTTTGTGCTACAGGTGGTTTCTTGTCTCTTTTAGGAGTAATTTTAATTGTTTTATATAAATCTGTTGCCATACTAATATTTACCTTATTTTATCCACCGGCGAAAACTTCGTTAAAGCCTGTTGCTACACTTGTACATCCTGCAATAGCATCACCAATACGTCCACAGCCTTTGCCATTTATAAACACAGTAGTTGACCCTACTGCAATTGGTGCGGCATGACTTGGACACGGTACTGGTGGAAGTAAATGTGATGTATTATTATCACCTTGCCGTGATACTCCTGTTCCGTCTACAAAAACGTCACCGCTACACTGATCTCTTAGTGGAGTAGAACAGTGTGCTACATCAGAATCTACACTATTTCCTCTACAAACTGCGGGCACGTTCAATCTCCATTAGTTGTTGTAATTTTCCATTCCATTGTTCTATTTCTTGGTGCTGTTCTTCTGTATGAGGCTCTGGTGGTATCTCAGGCAAAAATTCAATCATATGGTCAAAGTCTAGAGGAATATCCTCAAAATTTGTGTATGTAAAAAGTTCATTGTTTTTCATTATTACAAATTTATGCATTATTGTACCTGTGATTTTCCTGCGCCTGTGTCAATAGGTGTAGTTGTTGTTAAACTTGCTAATGGCGTTAGTTCATTATTAATAATCTTTTGATAAAAACCTTTTCCTAGACCAATTCTGCTTGCTGTGTTTGATCCGCCAGCATCTGCGTATCCTACTGCTTTTTTAAACTCTGTACCTAAAGCATTAAAATCTGTACTTGTCCAAGTAACACTTTTGCTCTTTAAATATGCTACTGCAATTTTTGTAGCAACTGTAGGATCGTTTGCCATATCAGCATTATTGTAAATATCAACTCCGGCTTTGCCGCCGTATGTTCTATAATTGTTTGTTCCTGTAATTTGTATGAGGCCTCTACCTCTGTATCTAAACCCGTCCCCAGATTCTGCAGGGCCGTTGCCCATTCTATTTCCGTATACTGAGTTTGCAATAGCAGGTGGTCCACCTGCAACAAGTGTTTCAGCTTTACGTTTGCCTGCATCTCCACCAAATCTATTTGGCCATACACGCTGTAATGTAGATACTCTATAGTTCATGTTTTCTGATCTTGGTTCAAAGTTACATTCTTTTTGTACTTGGGCACACGCCATTGCTAGTGCATGTGCGTTTGATTTCCATGTAATTGGATCTAGTCCTAACCCTTTAATAAGTTCGCTTAAAAAGAAACGTTGCATATCATCAACTGGTACTGGGTCTGCTGGTTGTTTACCTGCTAGATTATCTGTATTTTTAGTTGGAATTTTGTCAGCATCAAACGTTTCTTTTACACGCTCACCTGTAACTGGATCTCGAATGAATGCCTCTTGTGCATTGTATATGCCTGAAGTTGCTGAATAGTCAGGTATATCACTGTCTTTATCAATCTGTGGTGATTGTGATCTGACCTCTGGTGATGGCGCTAGTATACTTGCAGTCGCACTAGGAGTATGTCCTTGTGGATTAATATTTTCGTGTGCGTCCCAAGGTTCATGTTTTGGAATACGTCTTGGTCTAGTAGCTGTTGCCGCAACACTTGCACGTAACGCATCCGAACTTACTGAAACTGTTAAATCTACTCCGGTAGAGCTAAGTGTTTTGTCTTCAGTGTCGCTTGTTACTGGGGCGGGAAATGTATCACTAATATTATCTGCACCCAACGCTTCTTGTGATGGACTATTCATATGAATTTGTGCCGCTGTTTCTTTATGGGTT